ATAAACATAATTGGCTAAGTAATGCAAGGGTACGGGTTGAGGCAACCCCGTGGGTGAGCATTACCGCATTAGGCTTTAGTAGCTCGAGCATTGACATACCGATAACAAACCAACACAACCGAGGTAAACCCGACATGAGCAGCTACCAGCAACCACGACAGCAAGCCGCTTGCGGCGCGCTAGCACAAGCCGTAGGCGCGTGAGCAATGGCCACAACAAACAACAGTAAGCAACGCAACCAAAAAGAATTCAAACACAATCGCTTAAAGGTGCTCGACAACGGCAACGCTGTGTGCCATTGGTGCGGAGTAAACCAAGCAACTGAGGCCGACCACCTTGAGCCGAGCGACGCCGGTGGAACGAACGACATTTCTAATTTGGTGCCGGCTTGTAAACCGTGTAACGCTCGACGAGGCCAACGGTACGCACAACAAAAACAACGCGCTAAAACCCTTACACCACAAGGATTTGCGGAACCCGTTTTTTTACAAACGCAAGCGAAGCCCCCGCAAGCTCTAATTCCTATATTTTTTGGAAACCAGCCCGAACCAGCTCTGACCGGCCGATACCAACCGAGACTAGAAACAACCACGCACGTTGGCAGCCAATCACGCGCAACCGAAATTGGGGAGTTTGCGGAGAGGGTGCTTGGGCTACCGCTTATGGCGTGGCAGCTGCATTGCTTGGAGGGTTTAACCGCTTTTGATGACGTAGGCAAATGGTTACACCGTGTAGGGCTAATAAGTGTGGCCCGGCAGAACGGCAAGAGCCTTTTAAGTAGCGCGGTTATCGGGCATTGGCTTACTAAAGAAGCAGAGCACCGAGGCCAGCCGCAAACGGTAATTAGCGTTAGCCATAAGTTAGATTTAACAGCCGCGCAATTCAGTTACTTGGCGCCAATCATGGAAGCCAAATTTGGTGCCGAGGTTTCTTGGTCATACGGCCGCCAAAAGTTAACAATGCCGAATGGCAGCGTGTGGCATATTCGAGCAGCTACCCCGGCAGCGGGTCACGGTTACAGCGCCGACCTAATTACCGCCGACGAGGTATGGCAAATATCTGAGGCCGCTATTGACGACGGTTTACTACCGTCTCAACGTGCACGTAAAAACCCGTTGTGTTTGCTTGTCAGTACGGCGGGTACGCAAGAGTCCACCGCGCTTTTGCGTTGGCGTGACCAAGGGTTAAGGGCGATAGATAGCGGCAAACAAACCACGTTGTACTTTGCCGAATTTAGCCCAAGCCCACAACTAGACCCAATGACGCCCGAGGCATGGGAGTACGCAAACCCCGCACTAGCTGGCGGCCTCATTGACTTAGACGTAATCGAGGGCGAAGCATTAGGCCCTAACCGCTCGGCGTTTCTTAGAGCGTCTGTTAATTTGTGGCAGGCCGTAACAACGGGTTGGCTAGAAATTGGCGTGTTTGACGCTTGCAAAACCGATACCCCGCCACCCCCCGGCGGAGTGTTGGCCATTGAAAGCTCAACGGACGAGGCCCGCTATACCGCCGTACGAGCCGTACAGGTTGGCAACAAAACCCATGTAACCGTAGCGTTTACCGCTAACAGCGTTGCCGAAATGTGGCGCCTAGTTGACCTAGAAATAGAAAACAACCCGGGACTACGCCTAGCAATAATCCCCGCGCTAGAGGTAAGTTGCCCGCCAGCGCTCGAGCGTCGCCGCACCATAGTTGGCTACCGTGAGCTACTTAAATGGACGGCCGCGGTGCGCTCAATGATTGTAGAAAACCGTTTACTACACAACGGCGAGCTACTACTAACACAACATTGCGCCCGAGCCGTACTGATTAAACACAACGGTAGTGTTGCGTTATCCACGTCGCGTAGCCCGGGCCCTATCGAGGCAGCTCGGTGCATGGTGTGGGCCGCTGCCATGGCAAGCCGCCCGCAAATACTTGGTAAACCTATGGTTATGGTGTCTAACCGCTAAAGTTTGCTTGGCGCTCGCTGGCCTTGCTTTCCGTCGGGGATTGCTCGCCGCCAGCGAGTGCCACCATTAGCCGCCTAAATATGGCACACTAAACGCATGGCTATTTTTACGCGCAAACCTGAACCAGCAACCGTTGTTAAAGCCGCTGCCGGTAGCAACGCTGGCGCGTCACAAATTGGCAACTTTTTTGCGTACACCGACGGCGTAAACCGTAGCCGGTTTATGCAAGTACCAACTATTAGCCGTAGCCGCGACTTAATGGCAAGCCTTGTTGGTTGTCTGCCGCTTGTTATGTATAAAGAAATGTGGAACGGCGACGAAATGGAAAAGGTGCCTGAGGCGCCGCGCTCATGGCTACGACGCATTGACAAAGGCGTAACAAACAACTTTATTTTAAGTTGGACGTTTGACGACTTGTTTTTTTATGGCCGCGCATTTTGGTATATAACCGAGCGCACCGCCGACGGATACCCGGCAGCGTTTACGCGTCTACCCGCCGCAATGATTACAACACAAGACCAAGCACAAGGCACGGGCGTATGGTTCGGGCCGTCTAAACAAATTTTGTTTCAAGGCTTACCAATTCGTTACGAGGATTGCGTACAGTTTTTAAGCCCAATTCAAGGTTTAATTTATACCGGTGCAACGTCAGTAGATACCGCGTTAAAACTAGAGCAGGCCCGCAATCGCAATTCGAGCTCGCTGCAGCCGGCCGTGACGCTTAGGCAAAATGGTGGCGAGCCCATGAGCCCACAAGAGCTTGCCGACTTGGCAGCGGCCTACGACTCGGCGCGTTACGCGTCGGCCACGTGTGCGGTAAACGAATTTGTAGAGGTAATACCTAACAACGCAACACCCGACAAAATGCTACTTATTGACGCTGCCGAATACCAAGCAAAAGAAATTGCGCGCATTGCAAACGTGCCCGCCTACCTCGTATCGGTAAGCATTGGCAACTACTCGTATGTCAGTAGCTCGGAAGCGTCGCGCGACCTTTACACGTTCGGCGTAAAACCGTATATAGATTGCATACAAGAAACACTAAGCGCGGATAACGTGCTACCACGTGGCACGGGTGTTATGTTTGACATTGAAAGCTATTTAGAAAACCAATACCAAGACAGCGCCGAAAACATGCCGGACATGGCAAACGAGGTAAACAATGCTTAGGTTAATCCCACAAGAATTAAATTTAGACGCCGCTAAAGGTGACGCGCTGCCACGTAGAACCCTTGCCGGCGTCGCCCTACAATACGGCGTAGAGGCCGTCGTATCGGACGGGCAAAAAGTACGTTTCGAGCCGGGCGCACTACCGCTTGAGGGCAAGAAACCCAAAATGTATTTAAACCATGACAGCACTAGCCCAATCGGCTTGGTAACGGCTCGAGAGTTGGTGGGCGATACCGTCATGTTTGAAGCCAAGATAAGCGAAACAACTCTCGGAAATGAGGCGCTCGAATTAGCCAAAGACGGCGTTTTAGACAGCGTAAGTGTTGGAATTTTGCCAGTTGAGTTCAGTTTTGACGAAGCCGGCACCATGGTTGTAACTAAGGCCGATTGGCAAGAGCTCAGTTTGCTGCCCTACGGCGCATTTGAGGCCGCCAAGGTGCAGCGCGTCGCGGCGAGTATCCACCAAGAGCCCGACGAAATAGAGTTAAATAATACACAAGACGAAAACGAGGAGTTAACCGAAATGGAAAAGACCGTAGAAACACCAGCCGTTATTGAGGCCGCAACCGTGCAAACCATTTATGCACAGCCTCGCAAATTGCGTTTGCCAAGCACGTCGGAATATATCGCTAGCTACGTACGTGGCGGCGCCGACTTTGCACAGCTCAACGCAAACATTAAGCAAGCAGTTGTGGAAGCTGCACCCGGCGTTGCACCATACATCAATACCGAAAGCACCCCAGGAATTTTACCCGAAATCATCACCGGGAGTGTCTACGATTCGCTTAACCCAATTAGGCCGTTTGTCAGTGCAATCGGGACTAGGGCAATGCCGACAGCTGGCGCAACTTTCCGCCGTCCAAAAATTACAACTCGACCAGTTGTTACACAACAGGCCGCACAGTTTGACTCGCTTAACGCGTCAACCGTTGAGGTGTCCAACTCGGATATTTCCAAACTAAGTTTTGGAACATACGTCACCGTGTCCGAACAAGACTTGGATTGGTCAGACCCATCAAGCATTGACATTATTTTGAACCAGCTCGCAATCGCTTACGGCCAAGCAACCGACAACTACGCCGTAGACACTTGCCATGCAGCAATAACACAAACTTCATCGGTAGCCGACACAGCTAAAGGTGCAGATTGGGTAGCAGCAATTTACGAGGGCGCCCGTCAAATTTCGGCAAACTCTAACTACCTGCCAACGCACATGTTTGTAACGCCTGCAAGTTGGGCCGCATTGGCCAGCTCGGTAGACGATTCCAACCGTCCAGTATTTCCGTACACGGGTGCACCAAACCTTATGGGCCAAAACGCTGCCGGCAACTCGGCGGCTACTTCATGGAACGGCAACCCACTTGGCTTGGTACTTGTCGTTGACAAAAACGCACCGGGCTCTTTCATGGGTCACGCCGCTGGCCCTGCCGCTGGCTTTGAATTCTACGAACAGCAAAAGGGTGCAATTAGCGTTGAGGTACCAGCTACCTTGGGCCGCACGATTGCTTTCCGTGGTTACGCTGCCGCTTTCATGGCAGACGCCACCAAGTTCGTTAAGTTCGTCTGATAACCGAAAGGTAGGCCATTATGGCCGCTTACTCGGTCACACAAAAATACTTAACCGACAATTACGCGGTTGTTGTATTACAAACAAACGCCGACCCGCTCGAGGTTGGGCAATCGGTAGTTATTAGCGGCGTTGACGCAACCTTTAACGGCACCTATACCGTCGTTGACTTGCCGCAATACTATTTTACGGGCGTTGACGAGCAAGGGTTTTTTACTTACGACTACCAGCTACCGATACAAAACCAAGTGCTTTACGCGCGCACGGCCGACAACGTGCAAATTGTGGCGGCTACCGGCACCCTGACTACTACGCCTACGTGTACGTGGGTAACGCTCGACAGCCAAGTAGAGGATTGGTTAGGCATAGGCACCGCTACAGCGGCCGACGCCACGTTTCTAACGCAATGCCGCACAAGTGCCAACGCTGTTTGTTACAAGCGACGACAGCAAGCCGGGTACGTGGACAGCCTCACAACGTCACCAAGCGCCGCGGTAACCCTTGGCACGGTGGCTTATGCAGGCTTTTTGTATAGGCAACGTGGTAGCGCTGGCATGGATTACGCGTCGTTTGACGGTATGAC